GAACGCACTTCTGCTACTGCATCAGAGCCGACCTTCACAATACCATCTTGGCCTTTATGTGTAGCCATGTGTTATTCCTCCTCGGAATCGTCTTGGTTTGCAAGTTCCTGATTTTGCTCAGGTTTTTCATCCTTGGCAAGTCCGTCTGCACGCACCCACCCATTGGATTCTAGCCAGGAAACGTTGTCTTTGTGCGCTCCAACAACATTGCCGTCTTTAGTCATCTCAATCATGTTATACCGCCGTTTCTACGTCGTTTTCTTTGGTCGCGTAGGTGATATCTAGCGTGAGAGTCGCTCTTGCAACCGGCTGATCACCTTCACCGCTGAACTCTGCGTCCATATTGCTAATGTTCGTATCCTTGGCATAACCGCCCCTGGTCAGGTCGGTATAAAGCGCCTCTTCAATCTCAACGCAAATGGTATCCAGCGTATCGTCATAGTTGCTGGTGCCTTTGACGTAAATCTCTACCGACACCGTTAGGTTTCGTATCTGGGTGCGTGGGATTCCCATCGTCTCATACCCAGTGCTCTCGTCTCGCGTATAAATAGCGAGTCCTGGCAACTTGTCCTCTGCCAAGGGATAGACCCTGGTTCGATAGATGTTCCCACCCGTAGTGGTCAGACCAGTAAGCGTCGTAACCACGTTATCTCTGATTGACTTACGAACATGAGCCATTACTGCTTCTCAATCATCAGTTCTGTGATGCCCGTTCCGTCCGCCATGACCACTCTCACTACATAACTATCACCACCGTAAGATACGGTATCTCCTTCAGCGGCAGTGCTAACGTCTGCCGTTCTGAGCGTGAGCCTGGGTCTCTGTATGGCGAAGGCGACGGAACCGCCGGCATCAACCGCTTCGTAATCATTATCTACAATAGCTGTCACATCACCCGCACTACCACCAGATGGTGTGTAACTGACCGTTTGACCGAAGTCAGTCAGCATAATCAACCTATCAGCAGCAGTCTCGACAGCCATTAATCAGCGCGCCGTCTTGGCTTGGGTGAACGCTTAGGCATTGGCTTGTCATCCAGGCCGATAGATCGGTCTTCGACAACAGGCTCGTTAAACGGAACGATACGGCCAATACCCATCAAGCCTTTAACGTCGGCTTCATGAAAGTCCTTGCCCGTCTCTACAACGTCGCCAACGTTCCATGTGGAACCCTGGATAACGCAACGCTTCATTACTTGGTACTTCATACCTACTCCAAAAAGGAAGACCCCCCACCCGAAGGTGAGGGGCTTCGTCAGCTTTACGCTCCGTCGTTACCGAATGCGAAGCTCACTGCGTGACGTACTGCTACGTCTACAGATTGCAATGCAACGACTCGGACAGTGCCGCTGGTGCTGTTGCTGTATGGGTCAACAACGATGTCCAGTCCACCGAACATGCCGATGAGCAGGTCACTGAAGTTACCGAAGTACAGGTTTCCAGCAGTAGCTTGGTTAGACACGATGCCTTGATAGCCATTCAGGGTGCCGCCTGGCTCAACTACGAATTGAGCGGTGTTGGTGGCTTTCTCAGTGGTCTTCAACGCGCCGTACATGCTTGCAGGCAAGATGTATGACAGGTTGCCCATCAGAGCGTTATCTTCTGCTACAGCGGTTTCCAGCGTAACTACTTCAGCAAACGTTGGGTTTGCAGCAGCGAAGTTGGTTACTTGGTTAACGCCAGTAGTGTTCAAGATGCCTTCTGGGTTGCCTGAAGAGCCAGAACCTTCCAAGCCAGCCTTGTCAATCGCAGTGGCGATAGATTGAGCCAGGTCATCACGGATTAAGGCTTCAACGTCCAAAGAGCTTTGGATGAGCAACTGACGAGTAACGTCGGTGAACGCGCCCAAAGTCTTAGGGGTCATGCTTACGTTGCCGATGGTCATTTCAGACTCAGCAGCAGCCGTACCTTCGCTCGCTACGAAAGCAGCGGTAGAAGCAGCAGTCTTCTTGGGGATCTTAACGTCGCCAGACAGACCACCTAGCATGCGAGCACCAGCCTGCATTACTGCAGAAGAGTTACGCAGAGCGTCGATGAACTCTTCGCCCTTGAAGTCTTCAGCAACCAAGTCGCCGTCAGAGCCAGCAGACATGTCACGCTTCCAGTTACGCAGAACTTCAGCAGGAAGCATAATGCCCTGTGCAGTTACGCCATACTGGTTAGCGGCAGCGCGTGAGGCTTCAAACTCAAACGCAGCAGCTTCTTGAGCGCGACGGTCGGTTGGGTTAGCCAGGGCGTGAATTGCACGCATCATGCTGAACCGACCAACTTCTTTTTGGCTTAGGCCAATCTCTTGGTTTTCCAGAGCGCGAGTCGTGCCGATTTCTTCCAGCAACTGACCACGGAACTCTTCGATGCTTACGCCTTCAGCGATAGCGCGTTGAGCCATTTCTGACTTCTCGTGACGAGCACCAAGCTCTACGATGAGAGCGGCGTTCTTTTGTGCGGCTTGACGGGCTTGCGCCTCAACCGCCTGTACATCTACTTCTGACATAATTTGCTCCTTTGCATTGTCAGTTACGATCACGGGTTGTTGCGAAGCCTCGCTAGACCGACCCACGCCAACTGTCACATCAGCGGGGATAGAAACTAGGCTTGCTTCGTGGATGCGATATTTCTTGACCACATAAGTGTCCTTGTCCTTCCGCTCCATTTTTTGTACCGAGTAACCAATGCTGACATTAGCCTTGATACCGTCGGTAACATCATCAAAAGCCTCTCTGGCAAGCGCACCTTTTCCAAAGCGCACCGTCGCACGGAGTCTGCGTGCCGAGCCATCTAAGCTTACTGATTCAATAACGCCTACCTGCTTCTCTGGGTCATGGTCCAGGAGCAATGGTGCGCGTCCAGACTTGAGAAACGACATATCAATCGCTTCATCTGAATGTTCTAGTACTTCCATCCCGAAAGAGCGCATAACAGGTTCTTCGCTAGATATCGCCATGCGAACCGTGCGCTTCTCCTCGTCTACCGGGGACATCTCCATCGCCATTGCGCGAGTCATGTTCGACTCTTCTGCGGCGTCTTCTGCGCGATCTTCTGCGCTGTAAGAGTTTTCCTCGACTACTTCTTCAGGTTCTTCCACAGCCTCTTCAATCTCCGTATCAGGCTCTTCCACTTCAGCCTTCGCGAATTCGACAATGTAGGAATCTTCCGTTTCTTCCACATCGATAATATGTCTTTGCTCTTCCATTCTTGGTTCCTCAATAGCTGGGCTATCACCCATAAACTCTTGATATATATCAGGATTTTCGATTCTAGCAGTATGTTCTTCTGTGTAGGTCTCTTTTTCTGCGGAGCGGTCCTTGCTGCTCTGCGGGTGTCCCTTGGGCAGCAGGTCGGTGTCATGCTTGCCGCTACGGAACTTGCCGTTACGCAAGACATACAAGAACGAGTTGACGCGGGCGTATGCCCAGGCTTCAGGACTCTTTACCGTCGGTCGAACAGATCCTGGATTCGTCTTATACGCTCCAACACCTCTTCTAAACACCGCTGATAGAGTGCGTAGATTCGTGCGCTTAGATTCAACATCACCAACCTCCTCGTTGTGGTCCTCTACTTTCTTCTCTAATCCTTTCTTAACAGAGCCTGACAGGGCCGCTCTGTCGTTCTCAGCGTCTGCCGCATCAACTGACTGCTTCACCCTGCGAGCGAAAGCAAAGCCAGGGTCGCCTCCCCACAACGCCCAAGCGATGCGGCCAGCAGATGGGTAGCCATCTTCACCTGAACTAAAGCCTTCCGCTTTCTTGTCTACTTCATGACGGGAAAAGAACGAATACATTCGCTTCGTAGTGTCTATGGAAAGCTCTTTTCGGTTCTGTATGTCCCTGGCGCGCGCCACACCGATTTTAGTGCCTCCACGACCGAACTCTTTGCGCCACTCAAGCCCTCGCTTGGCTTCTTCAACCATTGCGTCAGTAGGGTTGGTGTTGATTTCCTTGCCCTTATAGGTCGCCATCATCATCCCCGGCTATTTCGGCTTCTACCGGCAAAATCTGACCTGCATACGGCTCAAGAGCGTATTTGACGCCAAATTGCTCCATCAGGGACTTGTCACGCTGTATTTGCGACAACAACTCTTCCACGTCCTTGCCGTAGTTCGCTGCAACGTCCTGCAGGCTCAAAATACCGTTCTTCAGGCCCAAAACAGCGGCTGTCATCTCTTTCTGTGGGTCTACCCACTGCCATGCTCGGCCTCTGAACTCGCTTCGAGCCGCAAAACGGTCGTATTCGCGCAGCGGGACGATAATTGCGCCCATTTCCATCGTTGAGTTAAGCCACTGCTCGTAAACCTTGCGGACAAAGGCGTCTAGAATGAAGGTCTGCATGTTTTTGTACGCATCACGCTCTTCTAGGGCACCTTGGCGGATGCTGGAGTAGCTCGTTGACTCCAAATCGTTGCTGATAGAGGTGTAACTGATGCCCAATCCACTAGCGATGCCCTTCAGACACGCCTTATGGAAGCTGTCGAACTCGTTTGACGGGTATTGCGGGTCAAATGACGTGAATTCAACGCCCTGGGGCAACTGATGGAACGTACCTGGCTCCGCTTCCATGATTGGCACTGCGCCATCCAGGTCATCAGCGACAAATCCGTCACCAGACGGGCTAGTAAAGAAGCCCATCTTGCTTGCACCAACACGAGCGTTGACTACTGCAGCCTCTCGCAGAGCGTGCAACTGCTTCATCGTAGCCATTGCCGGCGCAAACCACGTCTCTCCCCTGGTCTGACCAGCGCGAAGAGGCATGTAAACGTGAATCATTTCCTTGGCAGTCACCCGGATATGCTTTGGCGACTTACTCATAGTAGTAAAGTCGTAATCGCCAGGGTGATATGACAAAAGGTGATAAGCGATAGGCTTCTTAAAACGGTCTAGCTCTACGCCCATCCTTATCTCGTTGCCGTTGGGAAGGCGCTTAGATAGCTCTTCATCGACCCGGTCAGGCTCTATGATCTCCAGTGAGATAGAATCCTGGAATGTAGCGTTGCGATGAATCCGTACAAAAGCCTCACCGTCTCTCGCACACGACTCAATGATGAGCTTCTGAACCTCTAACCAGGAAAGCCGACCATCGACCGTGCAGTTCCCTGAACGCCCCCACATGCGCCAGCGGTCTTCTACTGCTTGGTTACCGCTCTCATCCAGCTTGCCGTCACTGGTCATAGCCTTGACCTGAAGCGTGAACCCCCGGTCTCCTACTACGTTGTTCTTTAGTAGGGTCAAATATCGCTTTGCGTACTCATTATTGCGAGCAAGATCCCTAGCGCGACTTCGTAATCTACGGATTGCAGGATAAAGCTCGCTATCAGCACTTCGTTCAGATGACTTAAAATCATCGAACAATCTCCCAGTGTTAGCTCCAGCGTATGATCTGGCTTGTGGCGGGAACCCCCTCATTCGCTTAACCGGGGCTTCCTGCTTGGCTTTGAATACGTCAAAGATGCCCATCAAAACCTCACTTTGATTGTTTCGTTGCCCTTCTTCCCACGCCTTATGCGTTCTCTATTTTCGTGAGTGGCAACTTCTTTTCGGTAATAGTCCCTGGCCTCCGTTAACTCGGAGAAGGAAAGCTTTGTTAGGCTTCTACCGGCGATAGAGTAGCTCGCGACATCGTTGTCAGCCTTGCCGGAAAGCAAGCTCTCAATCTTCTGAATCATAATCTCAGCGTGAATGCGCGGGTCCGCTTGATTACTATCCAAGTCAACAATGATGTTGAAATCACCGTCATCAATGACAATACGGTTACCACTGGATGTCTGAGTTATCTCAAGCTGCCAATGATACTTACCAGCAGTGATGGATGATGAGTCGCTGCTTGAGATGGTGAATAAGTAGTAATCAGCAGACTCGGTGCCTGCAACCTTGAACTCTGAATTGCCGCCGCCGTGCTCTCTGGCGACGTATTCGGCGCTGTAGCTCGCTATGGGATAGTCTTCGACGAAGTCTGTGCGCTTCCATTGCACAAAGTCGCCAACAGTGAAGCTTTCAGGCTCCGTGACCGGGGCGTTGCCCGGCTCAAATAGATTAGTCATCGTTTACCGCCATGAATTTGCAAACCCCTTTCGAGTTGGTGGCACAAAAGACCTTCTTGTAGACCGTCTTGACACTTCAGGCTCTGCGGTCTTCTTCTCTTCAACAATAGCCTCGGCCTTGTCTGCAAAAGCGTTCACGTTAACACCGATGATTGCATACGCAGCATATGCGTAGACCATGCAATCCAGCGCCTCGTTCCTAGCGCGAATCTTCTCGAACACGCGCTTTTTATATCCTTTGTGGTAGCGAGTCACTACTTTTTCTGCGGTCAACTGTCTGAAATACTCGTCGTTCAAGTGGTCTGCAAAGTGTATGTATCCAGCACCCTGCTCTTGTATTCGCATCCTGGCGAACAACAAGTCCTTGACCGTATCTACTCCAATGCCAAACAGTGGGCATTTAACGACGTTATTCTTGCTTGGTCTTCCCGCTATGGGCTTACCTTCGCCTCCTAAGCCCTTGATTGCAAACACTTTTCTGCCGGCGTTTTTCTTGCAATAGTTGTATACGGAGTTGGTGAAGTGACCGCCCGAGTCAACGCAAGCTGCGCGGATGGCTATCTGCCTGCCGCTCTCAGTTTCATACTGCTTGAATAGCTGCGAATCCAGGGCGCTCCATAGCTGCGGCGTAGACGGGTCACCGTACAAAGTGACGTGGTCTATCACCCAGCTTTCATCATCTCGACCAATGCCCAGTATGGTTATCTCAAGACGATTGTCCTGTACGTCCACACCAGCAACTAGAATCATCGCGTCATCAGGGACCGCGGGCATAGGTTCGCGCCTCTCGGCCAGCATGTAGTCATCTACAGTCTCGCCGGCATCCGCCCAGGTCTGCCCCAGGTATGTGTTTGTCCACACGCGCAACTGCTCAGGGCTTTTCTTTACCTTCAGGAAGTCCTTCACACCATCAGCAAGCGGCGTCCAGGGCGAATACAGCCCGTTGATTGCGAACCCCGCCACACCAGTGAACTCTTTGCCGGCGTGCCACTGACCATTACGGATGGACCACACCCGATCAGAATCGCTCCACAAAACGGCACACTCACTGCACATGTATGCCGCGGTCTCTGGCTGATCTTCATCCCATTTCACGTTAGACCATGTAAGTGTTTGATATTCCTCACAATGTTTGCAGGGAACGTAGAACTCGCGCTGGTCAGATTGCTCGTATGCTTCAGCGATCCGGCTGTTTCCCTCGTTGGTCGGGGTGCTAACCATGATGACCTTTCGGTTCCAGAACGTGGCAGAACGCTTCCGCGCCAGTTGTATCGGGTCACCTTCTGAGCCGGCAGATGGCGGGTAACGGTCAACCTCGTCGCAGAGCACGATGCGTATCGGTCTACTAGCCAGGCCGGACGGACTGTTGGCTCCCACCATAGTGATAGCGCCGCCTGGGAATATCTTGTGGAGAGTTGTGTTGCCTGAGTCGCGCGAGCGCGGGTCTTTTACCTTGCCTCGAAGAGCCGGCGTACTCTTGATGAGACCTGCTGCAACCCGGTCCTTACTGAACGCCTGAGCCATTTCAAGAGTAGGTTGGAGCACCAGTATAGGAGAAGGGTCATTGTCAATGTGATACCCCACAATGTTGAGAATAGCCTCGGTTTTCCCAAGCTGTGCTCCAGCCATGACAACAACTTCTTGAAT